GGCGCTTGAGACAGCGAAATTCGTGTTCTTTTTTGGTCGCTAAAGGGGTTGTAACTTGGCAACGCAAGTAGAAGTATCTAAACGGCTGGGTATCAGCCAGCAAGCAGTATCAGAGCAGATGGCTAACATTGGCTTGGACTACCGAGCCATGAGCCTAGATCAAGTCACTCACGCTTACATTCAACATTTAATCAAAGTTGCTTCCGGCCATACATCGGATGATGGTAAGCACGATTTAGTTGAGGCTCGCTACAGAAAAGAAATGCTAGACGGTGACATTCTTGAATTTAAGAAGGCCGAGCTACAAGGTACATACGTCAAGGTATTTGATACCGAAAAGGCGTATGAACAATTAGTCGATGCCACCAAAGCTGAATTTATCGCTTGTGGAGAGAAGATCAAAACAACGGTATTCACTATTTATGGCATTGATATTGACATCGAATACCTAAATGAACCCATCGAATCAGCCCTTACAAACCTTACAAAGCTCGGAGTTAGCATCAGCAATGATGGTGAGTCGGCTATTCCAACGATTCAAGATTCCAGAGAAGTTGACGATAACGGAATGGGCGAGAAGGTATCGGGGAATAAGCGCAAGGTCAAGCGCAATACCAGGAAAGTTCCGGCCTGAGATTACCCCTTGGATTATCGGGATGCACGAAGCGCTCGATGATCCAAATGTGTATAAAGTAGTCTGCATTAAGTCGGCGCAAGTTGGCTGGACTGATGGCGTATTAAATAACTTCATTGGTCGCAAGATTGACATCGATCCGTGTCCCATCATTGTTATGTTTGCCAAGGAGTTAGCGGCGAAAGAATATAACGATGAGAAGTTTGTCCCAATGGTTGAAGCTACTCCCAGGCTAGGTGAGAAAGTTCCTATTGCTAAGACACGCAGTAGTGCAAACAGGGCTACTTATAAAAGTTTCCCTGGTGGCTTTCTAAAGCTCGTTGGCTCAAACAGTCCATCGAGTGTTAAATCCACGCCAGCGCCGATAGTCTGTGTTGAAGAACCAGACGATTGCAACGAGAACGTCAAGGATCAGGGCGATACGATTACTCTCTTAGAGGAGCGTACCAAGTCATTCCCTAGACGTAAAGTTGTATTTGGCGGCACTCCTACTGTTAGCGGTACAAGTCGGATCGAGCAAGCCTACAAGCTATCAGATCAGCGAAAATTCTATGTGCCGTGTCATCATTGTGACGAAGCTAACACCCTCGAATGGGAAAATGTTAAGTTCGCTACTGGTGATATGACCCATGAGATTTTTGGTAAATACCTACCTGAGACAGCGCAGTATGCTTGTCCGTCTTGTGGTGGGCTATGGAATGATTCTCAAAAGAATCAAAATGTCCGAAAAGGATTCTGGAAGGCTACTGCTGGATTCTACGGCGTGGCTGGATTTGCGATTAACGAAATCTGCTCTCCTTTCCCTGGCAGTAGATTAAATAAGCTAGTCGAGAAGTTTTTAGTCGCTACTCATGCCTTGCGTATGGGTGACGATACAAAGATGCGCTCGTTTGTGAACAATACGCTAGGCCAGTCCTACTCGTATAAGTCAGACATTCCAGACATCGAGGCTCTTAAAGAGAGAGCAGAGGAACGGCCATCAATGGTTATTCCTAGTGGCGCTTATGTAGTCACGATGGGCGTTGACGTACAGCATGACCGACTTGCCGTATCTATTTACGGATGGGGTAGAGGTGAGGAGTCCTGGCTAATTTGGTGGGGCGAGATTTACGGTCAGACCATCGTGCCAGAAAAGGGCGCTTGGGAAGAATTAGATCGGATTATTGATAAACCGATTCCGCATGACTTTGGTAATGAGCTAAAGATAGCGGCTACCTCGATTGACTCCGGTGATGGTCAGACCTCCGATGCGGTTTATACCTTTGTCCGTAAAAGGATGAAAAAGAACGTAATCGCCATAAAGGGATCGAGCGTTCACGATAAGGAAATCTTTACTCCGCCTCGATTGTCAGTTGATATTGGCAAGAAGCAAAAGGCACAGAAGTACGGAGTACGACCTTTCTCAGTAGGTACGCAGATCGCTAAAGACTTGATTCTTGGTCAAGACTCTGGTGCAGGTCGATTAAAGCTACTAGGTTCTGGTGCTGGTCGCATCCATTGGTTTGAGTCAGTTCGGCCAGACTGGTATGAGCAGATGACCTCAGAAGTAAAAGTTCCGCACAAGACTGTCAAGAATTTAAGAGTGTGGGTCAAGAAACAAGGAGTCCGAAATGAGGCTCTTGATACTTGTGTGTATGCCCTTCATGCCGCACGAAGCATCAAAGTGAATTTGTGGAAAGAAGATAGGTGGAAAGCATTAGAGGATTCGCTCAAGAAAGCGGTCATGCTCCCACCTCCTGTAGAAATTGAACCTGAGAATGAGGTTACTCAAGAGAAAGTTAAACCAGCTACGGCTGGTTTTTCTACTTCTAAGACCTCGTTTTCTGCAACTAATTGGTAACTAAATGATCGAATTTCCGCAAAAATTGAATGCTGGCGATAGTTTAGTTATCGAAATTGATCCGCAAATCATTGGCGATCAAACTTATAAATCAGATAGCTATGCCTTAACAATCAATTTGCGTGGCCTTGGTACTCCAGTTGATATTACGGCTGCAGCTGATGGCAGTGGTTGGAAGGCCACATTGACTCCAACTATGTCGGCAAAGTTAATGCCAGGCGCAGTTAAGTGGGCGGTAGTAGCAACTAATACGACTGATCGTGTCACTTTAGGTCATGGCTTACTAACTATTGACGATAACGTATCGGCTCTTAATAGCTACGATCCTCGCACAGTAGCTCAAAAGGCTTTGGCTGATGCTGAAAATGCTTTAGCAACCTTTTCATCATCAGGTGGAAAAGTTAAGAAATACACCATTGGCTCACGTCAGATGGAATTTGCAACCACCCAAGAAATTATGGTGGCGATCAGCTATTGGAGAGTCCGAGTCGCAAATGAGGCTGGATTTACCCGTGACATAAAAGTGAGATTTAACTATGGACTTTAAGAATAAGACTGTCCAAGGCTCAGTAATCCTTAAAGCATGGAATGATGGCAGAGCAGCAGAGAAGTTAGCCGCTGAAAAGCGTGAGAAGCAAGTCGGATCAAGAGCATACGCTGGCGCTAAGATGAACCGCCTAGCTGGTGAGTGGAGTGTATTAAATACCTCTGCTGATAGCGAGATCGTTACCAGCATTAGACCACTTAGAGCTAGATCACGCCAACTCGTTAGGGATAACGAATTTGCTAAAAATGCGGTGCGGATTGTTCAAACAAACGTCATTGGCGGTGGAATTGGTATGCAAGGCCAAGTTACCAATGCAAAAGGCAAGTTAATCGATAAGATTAATAACCAAATCGAAGCTGCTTGGGAAAAGTGGACTGACAGAAAATATTGTCATACTGCTGGCGTTTTAGGATTTCAAGACTTAGAACGCATCATCATGGCTCAGATTGTTGAGGCTGGCGAGGTTTTGATTCGTAAAGTTAAGCAGCCGTTTGGCGAAGGAACTATCCCATTTGCTTTAGAAGTGATCGAGGCAGATCGCTTAATGGATCAATTTACTTCTGCGAAAGCGCCAAATGGCAATCATATCCGTATGGGAGTTGAGCAAGATCAATGGGGTAGGCCTGTTGCATATTGGCTATACCCTACCCATCCTGGTGATTATCAGTTCAGCAGCTTTGAGCCTTCTAAGTTTGTGCGTGTTCCAGCCGAAGAAATGATCCATCTGTATATCGTGGATCGCTGGCCACAGACTAGGGGCGTTCCTTGGTTTCATGCAGCGCTCAGAAGATTACAAGATATGCACGGTTATGCCGAGGCAGAAATTGTCGCAGCTAGAGCAAGTGCGAACGTAGTTGGATTTATTAAGACTCCCGATCCCGATGGTAATGATCTCCAGCCTTACGAAGATCGTATTATTGACTCTGAGCCAGGTACATTCAAACAATTATTGCCAGGCGAAGATTTCGTTGGCTTTAACCCTACACGACCAAATGCGGCGCTTGAACCATTCATGCGCTTCATGCTCAGATCAGTAGCCGCCGCCGTTGGTGTCAGTTATGAGTCTTTGAGCCGTGACTATTCGCAAAGCAATTACAGTTCAAGCCGTCTTGCTTTGCTAGATGACCGCAGTTTATGGAGGATTCTCCAAGGCTGGCTCATTCGTAACTTTAGAAAACAAATTCATGCTGAGTGGCTAGATGCCGCCGTACTTGCTGGTGAAGTGAAATTCCCAGACTATTACAGTAATCCAGAAAAGTATCAGGCTGTGCGCTTTAAACCTAGAGGCTGGTCATGGATTGATCCAACTAAAGAGATTCAAGCGTATAGATTAGCGGTTCGTTCTGGCTTTATGACGGTATCTGATGTGATTGCCGATACTGCTGGTGGTCAAGATGCCGAGGATATTTTCAAAGCTCGCCGTCAAGAGCTTGATCTGATGGATCAACTTAATCTGGTATTTGATACCGACTCAGCACAAGTTGATGACCACGGCAAGGCGCAAATGGCTGATCCAGGTGAGCCAGGCGCACAAGCCGAGCCAAATGATGATCCAGCGCCGACCTCCGATACTGGAAGTAGTAACGATGATCCGCAAGATAAGTAATTGTCAGATTTGAAGTGAAAATTTTTGCAAATCTCAGCTGGTAAACGTCAGCTACAAGCAACACCTTACAAGCCCCTTAATTGGGGTTTTTTTATTGGGAATTTCCTATGACTAAAAAAATAACAGACCAATTAGCTCCGCAGTTTAGAGCGTTGCAAGTTCAACCGAATGTAGATGCCGAAGCTCGCACCATGAGCTTCCCATTTTCTAGCGAAGAACCTTGCGATATGTGGTACGGCGAAGAAGTCCTATCGCACAAGGCTGGAGCAATGCGCCAGGGCGCTCGCCAGACTTCTATGCCTCTCTTATTCAACCATGATCGAAATGACCTACTAGGCATCTGCGAATCAATCTCTATTGATGGCAAGCGTGGTATGGCCACAGTTCGATTTGGTAAAGATGAGCGTGGAGAGTGGGCTATGCAACAAGCCCGTGATGGCGTTCTAGTAAACGCTTCATTCATGTACAGAGTATTTAAGTTCGATGTAGATGAAGAAACCGATCTATACACCGCAACTGATTGGGAAGCCTACGAGGTTTCACTTGTTACCGTTCCAGCCGATGCAACAGTCGGAGTAGGGCGCTCTAGTGATGAATCTTCAAACGAAATCTCAATCAACGTAGTCAATCAAAAAAGTTTTTTACAACCGGCATCAGCCGCAACAAAGGAGGAGTCTATGACTTCAACAACCCCAGCGGCTCAGGCCGCAGCACCAGAAGTAGATGTAGCCGCCATTCGTCAATCTGTTCAAAAAGATGAGCGTTTGCGTGTTTCCGAAATTAACGCACTAGCTTCTAAAGTTGGCTTGCCAGCCGAAGCCCGTGATGCTTTGATTTCTAACGGTAACAGCGTTGCAGAAGCAACTGGTACAGCATTGGAATATGTAACACGCCAATCTGCTACTAAAACAGCAGTATTGGGCAACGGTTTTGCTCCAGACCTATCAGATAAAGAAAAAGAATCGTACTCTATGATTCGTGCAATTAATGCACAAATGTCTGGCAACTGGAAAGAAGCTGGATTAGAGCGTGAAATTTCTTCTGACATTGCCAAGCGCATGGGCAAAAGTACAGATGGCTTTTATATGCCTACAAACCTGTCTTTTGCTGAACGTAGTTCTTATGCAGTAGGCACGGCTGGCGCTGGTACAACTGGTGGTACTTTAGTTGCTACCAACTTGTTAGCTGGTTCATTCATCGAAGTATTGCGTAACAAATCCCGTGTTATGGGCTTGGGCGCAACCGTATTAAGTGGTTTAGTTGGTTCTGTTGACATCCCACGTCAAACAGCCGCTACTTCTTATTACTGGGTCGGTGAAGGCGGCACATTAACAGAAGCCGAAGCAACTTTCGACAAAGTAAGCCTTTCTCCAAAACACATCGGTACTTATTCGATGATTACCCGTCAGATGTTGCAACAATCTACTCCTGACATCGAAATGCTCGTTCGTGCTGACTTGATCGCTCAATTAGCTCTTGGTATTGATGCTGCTGCTCTGTACGGTACAGGCTCAAGCAATCAGCCTTTAGGTATCTCTGCTCAAAGCGGTATTGGCTCTGTAGTTGGTGGCACTAACGGTGCTGCTATCACTATCGACAACTTGATCGACCTTGAAACAGCATTGGCAGCCGCCAACGCTCCAGATGACAGTTTGGCTTATTTGACAAACGCCAAAGTAGTTGGCGCTTTGAAGAAACTCAAGTCTACAACTGGTCAGTATTTATGGACTAACTCACCAAATGGTCAGCGTTCTGCTACTCCTGGTGAGATCAACGGTTATACAGTAGCTCGTACAAACCAAGCTCGCTCCAACTTGACCAAAGGTACATCTTCTGTAGCTTCTGAAGTGTATTTCGGTAACTGGTCTGAGTTGTTAGTCGGTGAGTGGGGCGTTCTTGAGATCGTTCCTAACCCATACGACTCTACAGCGTACAAGCAAGGCGGTATCTTGCTCCGTGCTATGCAAACTTTGGACATCGGTGTACGTCATGCCGCATCGTTCTCAGTAATGTCAGATGCTTTGACAGCGTAACCAATTAAGGGAGGGCTTTGCTCTCCCTTTTTTATTTAATTTTTGGAGATTCAAATGCAAGTTCAAGTCCGTCATGGATTCCAATTTCGTAGATTAGACGAAAGAGGTAATCAAAAAGTCCATTTTGAGGGCGAAGTTTTTGAACTCGATTTGCCTAAAGGTACAGAGATTCCCCATTCGCTTGAAAAAGTGTCTAAGGCAGAATTTACCAAGGCCGAATCTAAGTAATGTTTGCAGAAGATTTATCCGTTTTATTTGCAGATTTTGCCGTTGATTGCACGTTTGGATCGATTACAGCGCAAGTTGTATTTGACCAACCAGATGATGCTTTTGTCAGCAATATGCAAGTAATTACTGAATATCAAATGACCTATAAAACAGGCGATTTACCAGGCTTAAAACACCTCTCAGTCGTTTCTATTAACGGTCAGACCTATTCGGTCAAGGATGTACGAAAACTCAATGATGGCGGTTTAAGCATCGCTGGATTGTCCTATTTATGAACTCTTATCGTGATGTAATCCTTTCGGCTATTTCAACAAAATTGAATGGCGCTGGAATAGTTCCATCTGGGAACGTATATCGGACTCGTATTACCCCTTTGCACTCGGATGAATTACCCGCAATCGTTTACAAGCCTGGCGCAGAAAAGATTGACATAGCAAACCGTAGCGCATATTTGAGACGGTTTGAGGTGAAGATCGAGGCTCATGCCAGAGCTACTGCTAACACAACATCAGATCACGAATGCGACTCGATCATTGCAGCAGTCTCCAACGCAGTAGGACAAGACCCCACTTTAGGCGGCCTTGTTCATCAGTCTTTTGAAACAGAACTATTAGAGCCTGAATATCCAACGGAAGATGGAATTCAAGCGATGTGGACTGTTTTATTTACTTTCGTTTACGCAACAAACCAAGCGGATTCCACCCGCATTTTATAGGAGCTTTATATGCTTAATTTTGGAACTGGCATTATGTATGCCACAGCAACTCAAAATTCAGCGGGTGTAGCGGTTGCAAATGCAACGCCCGTTCAATTCGGTAGCTTGCAAGATATTTCTGGTGACTTCTCTTTTGAAGAAAAGACACTTTATGGTTCACGCCAACACCCAATCGCTATTGGTAGGGGTAAAGCTAAATTTGCTTTTAAAGCAAAAACTGCCACTTTTACAGGCGGAATTTTATCTAATTTGATCTTTGGCAGCACTCCAACAACAGGCATTAAAACAGCCGTTGAAAACTTTGCAGCATCTGTACCAGGAACTACGACTTACACAATTACTGTAGTGCCGCCAGCATCAGGTACTTTCCTCAATGATTTGGGCGTATTGCTAACTACTACTGGTTATCCTTTGACTAAAGTAGCTTCTGCTCCCGCTGCTGGGCAATACTCAGTTAGCGCATTAGGTGTTTATACATTTAACGTAGCTCAAGCATCGGCTGCGGTTCTGATCTCTTACGAGTATTCAGCAACCTCTACTGGTACTGACAACATCATCACAATCACCAATGATTTGATGGGTCAAGCTCCAATGTTTCAGGTCAATTTGACAACTGCTTATCAAGGTAAGACTTTGACTGTTCGTTTAAATCAATGTCTGGCTTCTAAATTCAGCTTGCCAATGAAGAACGATGATTTTACCGTTCCAGAGTTTGACTTTACCGCTATGGCTGATGCTTCTAACACCGTAGGCTATATCTACACTTCTGAATAATCCCTAAAGGATAAAAAGTGAAAAAAGTAACACTAGGCGGGGTGGAATACACCCTTTCAGCTTTACCTCTAATCGGCTTATCAGCGATTGGAAAAAATCTTGATCTCATCGGCGATAACAACTCCGCCGATGGGGTTCAAGCCCTAATTGATGGGATTTGGTACGGCATTAAGCGTAATCACCCAGACGTTCCAAGAGAAATCGTGGAATGGAATATTGATACCCATAACTACAAAGACATTCTTGAAGCCTTCACTTTAGTTAATAAGACTAAAGACCGAGGTGCTTCGGGAAAGCCTCCAGCGAGGAAATCGACTGGGAGTTAATCACAGCCCACGTCTGTCAAATGACAGGCTGGACTTGGGATTATGTCGAGTGGAATATTGATTTGCCTCGCTTAACAGCGCTAAATCACCAATGGCAAATATTGCCACCAGTAGCTTTACAAATGGCTCGTATTACAGGCTATTTAGGTTTCAAAAATAATGTTCCGCAAGGAGCAGCAGAATCAAATCAAGAAATTGAATCCCTGATAAGCGATATGCCATCAGGCAAAGCCCCCGAAATCATGTCACCAGAAGAATTTTTGAGCAAAATAAAAAATGGCAAATGACGCACAAATTATTATCGGGGCAGATACCTCGGAGCTAGTCGCAGCCTTAAAAGGAGCGCAAGAGGCCGTATCGTCATCAGTAGCCGAAATGAAAGGCTCATTGGGAGGTTTGGGTAGTGCTTTTGAAGCATTATCGGGCGCATTTTTAGGAATAACGGCAGTTCTTGCTGGCGGCAAGATGTTTAAAGAGGTGATCGACTCTAGCTTAGAGTTCACAAAGCAAGCAAAAGACATCGCAAGAGTCATGGGGACAACAACCGAACAGGCTTCGGTGATGAATATTGCCCTCAAATTGGTTGGCCTTACGTCTGAAGATTTGACTAATGCCTCAATGAAATTGCTCAAGCAAATCAAATCAAATGAGACGGCCATTAACGATATGGGTCTCACCACAAAAGACTCCAATGGTCATTTGCGTGACATGATGGATTTAACGCTCGATGCAGTAAATCTTTTAAAAGACTATAAAGAAGGCGCTGATAGAGATGCCGCAGCCATGTATATGTTTGGTCGCTCAGCTCAAGAGGTCATGCTATTACAAAAGTTAAATTCTGATGTAATGGCAAAAGCTACCGACATAGCTGATCGTTACAACATGAAAGTCGGCAAAGAGGGCGTAGAGCAGTCTAAAGATTACAAAATGGCAATGGCAGAATTACACATTGTCTGGGAAGCGGTTTGCGACATGATTGGCGAAAGGCTTATTCCTATATTGACGTTTTTAGCTCAAGCCTTTGGCGATGTGGCTTATGTCATTTTTTCGTTAGTAAAGTTTGCAGTAGATACCGCTCAGCTTTCTTTTGAGTCTTTATATCAAGTTATTTTGATGGTGGGAATAGCAGCAGCAAAGGTTGCCCAAGTCTTTGGAGGTGATTTTACTCAAGCCATTAAGACAATGGAAAATCAATTAACCGCTTCAGACTCTCGAATTCGTGCCATGTTGGGTAAGCCCATAGAAGGCGCAAAACTAGAAGAATCCCCAGGCGGCACAAAACAATTTGAAGGTTTTGGCGATAAGAACAAAAAAGACCCATCCCGTGTAAATGAATGGGATGCAAAGTTAGCCGAAGCAAAAGTCTATTTTCAAAAAGAAAATGATTTACGAGAAATGTCAAAAGAGCAAGAACGTGCTTATTGGAAAGACATAGAACAGACTCAAAATTTAACTCATAACGAATCTATTGAGCTACGCAAAAAAGTGGCTGCTCTTGATTTGGATATTATGAAAAAATCCGCCAAAGATGGTGAAGGATTGGCAAGAGAAGCTATTACAGAGTATCAGCGCAATGGTTTAGATGAGATAGCGATTGAAGAGGAAAAGGCTAAACGCAAAAAAGATTTGGGTGAGATTTCTGCTCAAGATTTTATCAAGCTACAGCAAACCTATGAGAATCAACGCTATCAAATTGAGTTAATTGCTCAAAATGCTCGCATTGAATTGCAAAGAAATGACCCAAGCCAAGACCCTGTAGCGCTTCAAGTCCAGTTAGACAAGCTCTTAGAGCTTCGTCAAAAACACGCTAAGCAAGTAGAGCAGCTAAATACAACTATGGCAAATCAGGTTAAGTCTGATTTTGAGTCTATGTTAGCGCCTATCTCTAATGCAGTTAGCACTTCAGTTACAGGCATGATTCAAGGCACACAAACCTTAAAACAAGCTATGGCAAACCTAATGCAAAATATTTTAGGGTCGTTTGTCAGCGCTATTACTGGCATGGTTGCAAAATGGTCGGCTGGTGAATTGGCTAAAACCTCATTGGCACAAAGCTGGTCAGCGGTTCGTCAAGCCTTGATGGGAGAAGAAGTTGCAACATCGGTAATCGCTAAAAAAGCTGAAGCTATGGGAATCATTCCAGCCGAAGCCGGAATTGCCGCTGGTGGGGCTGCATCCGCAGTTGCTTCAATTCCGTATGTCGGCCCAGCTATGGCTGCCGCAGCATACGCTGAAACAATGGGCATGGTTATGGGTGGCCTTGCGGTTGCCTCTGCATCCGGTGGTTTTGATATTCCCTCTGGAGCTAACCCATTAACTCAGCTACACGCAAATGAAATGGTGTTGCCTGCGCATATTGCTAACCCATTGCGAGACTCATTATCTGGTGGTGGTGTCGGCGGTGATACGCATTTGCACGTTCATGCGGTCGATTCTCAATCGGTA